ATGTCAAGTGGGGTCGATTAGGGGATTGTGATGATTATTTCTGGACAACACCTGATGAACGAGAAGAAATATAACCATATTTTGAATTGGATACAAGAATTATCTAAAATTCGACCCGAACTCGGTAATTTTGCGGTGTGTCCTTATGCATCAACCGCTAAATTTATCATTTTAGAAGAAAAATTACGAAAAGTAACACCACGAGCGGGTTGGGATGTGGTAATTTACGCTGTCGAAGACGATCATGACGAAGATTTTCTCTATGCCATGGTCGATGACTACAATCGGACGTATAAAAAGTATAAATTTATAGCTGATCATCGAAAATCAAACACAAAAATTAATGGCATACCGACAAGTAACGGAAAATACAATCTTGTTTTGTGCCAACCACGAGAAGAATTGACAGAAGCAAGAAAAAAACTTGCAAAAACCAATTATTATTCCTATTGGGATAAATATTACCTTAAAGAGGTCTTAGAGGATGACTATAAAACCGTTGAAATTCACATTGAACCCGAATTAGAATGAAAACTGACACATTATTACGCATTTACATCGCTGTAAGAAGAAAAAAATCAAAATTAAAGTATCCGCCTATTCGGAAACATCATAATATACACACATTTGGATGAAAAAGTTTGAAATGGGACAACATTTGCTTCTTGAGGTCTATGACTGTACTTTTGAGCAGCTAAATTCCACTCATTTTCTTCGGAGTATCTTTACAAAAGCAATTTTACGTTCAGAAATGATTATTTTGAACGAATATACACATAAATTTAATCCTTGTGGTGTTACATTGATGTTTGCACTCGCTGAAAGTCATGTTTCTTGTCATACTTGGCCAGAAGAGGGTTGTATGAGCGCTGATTTTTACACTTGTGGAGAAAAAGATCCAAAAATAGCTGCTAAATACATCATTGACAACTTATATTCGATAGATTATCAAATTCGTGAGATAAAAAGGTAAAAAATAGGTATAAATAAAACAGGAAACTTTTTGTGTAAATAGTGGCGTCTCGAGCATTCAAAGATATCAACTTATCATTCAAACGTCATCCTGTGACGAATGATGTGGTTGCAATTCGTAATGAGGATGCGATTAAGAGGTCAGTTAAAAACATAATATTCACAATTCTTGGTGAAAAACCATTTGAACCTCTTTTTGGTTCAGTGATTAATGATGCTTTGTTTGATTTAAGTACAAATTTAAGTCAAGTTGCAGTTGCTGATGAAATTACCTCATCTTTATTAAATCATGAACCAAGAATTGCAGATATCGATGTAACTGTTACAGTTGCACCTGATACAAATGAGATGAATTGTACGGTTCAATATTCAATCGTTGGAATTCCAGCACCAACACAAACAGTGGATGTTCTTTTATTCCCAGCTAGAGTATAATGGCTTTCGGTCAATACGTTAATTTAGATTTTGATCAAATTAAGGCGTCCATCAGAGATTATCTGAGGGCAAACACAAATTTCACTGATTATGATTTTGAAGGATCAAACCTTTCAATCATTATCGATGCGTTGGCATATAATACATATACAACTGCCTATAATACGAATATGGCAGCAAATGAGTGTTTTCTCGACTCCGCTACACTTCGAGAAAATGTTGTTGCACTCGCAAGAAACATTGGATATGTACCGAGATCAAGAAGATCTGCAAGAGCAAATATATCTTTTACTGTAGATGGACTCGAAGAGACATCAACACTGACATTGAACTCTGGTATTGTTTGTAATGGTCTTGGTGACAATACAAACTTTATATTTTGTATTCCAGAGGACATTACTGTTCCTGTAACAAACGGAGTTGCAGAATTTAGTAATATTGAGATATTTGAAGGTAATTTTATAACGCAACAATTTACTGTAGATACATCTTTGTTTAATCAAAGGTATATTCTTGATAATTCATTTATTGATACATCAACAATCAAGGTTAAAGTCAAACCATCCTCATCATCTACGTCTTCTGTTACATATAAACAAATTGATAATATCGTTGGTATTACATCAACATCAAATGCTTACTTACTTCAAGAAATTGAAGATGAGAGATATGAATTAATTTTTGGTGATAATGTAATTGCTCGAAAGTTATCAAATGCAAATGTAATTGATGTCACTTACGTCACTTCTGATGGAAGAGATGGAAATGGTGCTTCTGAGTTTAGTTTTGTAGGTAATATTACAAATCAAGATGGTGGATCAATTAATTCAGCCTTAATTAGTTTAGTTTCAACAAATGAAAAATCAAGAGATGGTGATGATATTGAATCAATCTCTTCAATTAAGTATTATGCACCTCGAATCTACTCCTCTCAGTATCGTGCAGTCACATCATCCGATTATGAATCAGTTTTAGGTTTTATCTATCCTAATGTTGAATCTGTAACAGCATTTGGTGGTGAAGAGATGTCTCCACCTCGTTTTGGTAAGGTTTTCATTTCAGTGAAACCTCGAAATGGTGATTTTCTATCAGATGAGACAAAAAGAGAATTAATTCAAAAACTAAAGAGTTATGCAGTTGCTGGTATTGTGCCAGAGTTTATTGATCTCAAATACTTATATGTTGAATTACAAGTCAATCCATATTATAACCCAAGTTTGAACGATGATCCAGAAAATCTTAAAACAGGTGTTTCAAATGCTCTAACTCAGTATTCAAGATCAATTGACATTAACAAGTTTGGTGGTAGATTCAAATACAGTAAAGCAGTGTCATTAATTGACAGTGTAGATTCATCAATCACATCAAATATCACTCTTGTTACAATTCGACGTAATTTAAAAGCAGTTCTCGGTCAATTTGCTCAATATGAGGTTTGTTTAGGTAATCATATTCATAGTCAAGAGTCTGCATATAATGTTGTATCAACTGGATTTACAATTGAGGGTGTTGTAGGAACAGTTTATATGGCAGATGAAGTGATCGATCAAGAAACAGGTCGTATGTTCTTCTTTACATATGAGGAGGGTGGAACTCCAAATATTGTGAAGAAAAATGCTGGAACAGTTAAATATTTGATTGGTGAAGTTCTTATAGATACTTGTAATATAACATCAACGGTGATTGCAAATAATGTGGTTGAAATTCAAGCAATCCCACATTCAAATGATGTTGTTGGCCTTCGAGATTTGTATATTAAATTTGATATGTCAAATACAACAATCAATATGGTTCAAGATTTAATTTCATCTGGCGAAAATACATCAGGATCAAGATTTCCTCATATTCATAGTTACTACACTCCAACTTTCACCCGACAATCAAATTCTCCAGTTTCAACCACAACTGTTCTTCCAACAACAGCGACTGGAACTTCAACAACAAGAACAACTGGTGGAACATACGCAACTTCAACAACAACAAGTACAACCACAACCAGCACACCTTCATCATCGGGTGGCGGCGGTGGATCTAGCTCTGGCGGCGGATATTAATGATTGATACATCAATACAAAGAGTCGAAATTAATCAGGTAATTGAAAATCAGTTACCTGAGTTTGTGCAATCTGAAAATCCACTTTTTGTGGATTTCATGAAACAATATTATATTTCTCAAGAATTTCAAGGGGGATCTATAAATGTTTCTGAAAATTTAGATCGATATACAAAATTACAAACGTATGTTGGTGCTGCATTAACACAATTTACTGGATTATCTACAGATACTCAATCATTTTCTGAAACAATTTTTGTTGATAGTACAAAGGGGTATCCAAGTCGATACGGACTTCTTAAAATTGATGATGAGATCATTACATATACTGGAATCGGAACAACCTCCTTTACTGGTTGTGTTCGAGGATTTAGTGGAGTTAATGCATTAAGACAATCAACAAAACCAGATGTATTAGATTTTAAAACATCCGTTGGAGCTGCACATACAGGTGGAAGTAAGGTTCATAATTTATCAAATCTTTTCATTCGTGAATTCTTTAATAAACTTAAAACAACTTATGCAAGTGGTTTTGAAAACCGTAAGTTAGATAGTGATATTGATCAAGTTAAGTTTATTCGACAAATTAAAGATTTTTATCGTACAAAGGGAACAGAAGAATCATATAAAATTTTATTCAGAGCATTATATGGAGAAGAAGTTAATATTATTAAACCATCAGAGTTTTTAATTAAACCATCTGATGCTGATTATGGTTTTGGACAAGATTTTGTTGTTAAACCAATCACAGGTGATCCTCGTAATTTAAAAGGATCAACTCTTTTTCAAGATAAAGATGAAGACGATAATAACATTCAGGGTGCTTCAGGTGCGATATCAGACGTTAAAGACTTTTTATATGGTGGAGAACATTATTATCAAATTACTGTATCTCAAGATTCAATTGATGGTGACTTTGTAGTTCCAGGCAGAACTCGTGTTGTAAATCCAGTTACCATTGGTTCAACTGTAATGACAGTTGATACTACAGTTGGATTCCCTACAAGTGGTGTTTTATCATTACCAACGGCGAGTGTTGCTGGTGTTGTTACATATACAGGTAAAACATCAAATCAATTTGTTGGATTACCCACAGCTGTTGATGTTTTGAATATTGGTGATGATGTAAGATATAATAATGTCGCATATGGATATTCATTTGCAAATAATACAAATAAAATTGAAGTTTTAATTACTGGTGTTTTAAAAGATTTTACAATACCTGATGACACTTTCTATTTTAACAAGGGAGATAAAGTTAAAGTTGGTTCATTTGGTGTAAATAAAAGTTCTGAGGATGATAACTTTGGGTCATGGATTTATAATACAGCAGTCAAATTTAGTCCCAAAACAATCACAAGGCAATCAAGTAGTAGTTTTAATATCTCACTTCGTTCTGATCATGGATTTTTAGAAGAGGATATAATTGAAGTATTAGATGGCCAAAATGCATTATTAGGAGTTGGTCGTATTTTAAGTGTCATTAGTAGTGATACTTTTGTTATAGGTGATTTGCCTGGCATTGGTGAGTTTAATATTGCTTTTATTCGTAGAAGACTTAAGAGAGGAAACAGTCCTCTTCATGATAATATTACAAAATATACAACTGATGTTCAAAATGTATATGATGATAATGATGAAAATGCATACGTTACATCACCATCTTTACCAAGTTTAGGTAATGAACCTATTGTTGCACCAGATCGTTCTGTAACATGGACTGGCGCGACTGGCGGAGACGTTATACAGTTAATACAGGTAACAGAGGGTGCAGCAGATCATGGATTTTATTCTGGAGAAGTTGTCACTTATAATGTGATTAGTGGATTCTTAGGACAACTTATTGATGGTAAGAATTATTATGTGAGTCGTGTAAGTTCAAATAATATTCGTCTTGCAAACTCATTGCCAGATTTAGTTAATGGTGATTTTGTAGATGCTACAGGAAATGGAACTTTTAAAATTTCTGTTCCTGAGTTGGCAAATAAAAAACTAGATCATCAGAAATTATTAAAAAGAATACCTCTCAATCCACTCTTTGATGGAACAAGGCGTGAGACAGCGCCAGGCACCACTGGCATCCTTGTAAATGGTACAGAGATATCAAACTATAAGTCAGGTGATGTTATACAATTTGGTGGTGTTGAAACCATTGATGTATTAGAGGGTGGATCACAGTATGATGTTATTATACCACCAACAGTGTCTGTTGAAAGTTTAACTGGTGCTGGTGTAAGTGCAACTGCAAATGTTAGAGGACAATTTGAAAGAATTGATGTTGTAGATCCAGGCTTTGATTATGTGGCACCACCTATAATTGAAATTAGTGGTGGTAATGGACAAAATGCAATTGCAAGAGCAAGATTAAAACAAGTTGATCATTTTATTGATTTCGATGCATCATCAACAGGTAATGCGATTAATATTGCTGCTGATACAATTGGTTTTGGAACCTTCCATAAGTTCCGTGATGGAGAGGCTGTAATCTATAAAACCTTTAATACTGGTGCGATTGGTATTGCAAGTGCTGGTATTACAACAGATCAAATTCAACAAACACCAGATCAGAGACTTGTTGATGAGTCAATTTACTTTGTATCTAAAGTTAATAACACAACTATCAAACTTGCAAATAATCAAAATGATGCAATTACAAAATCCAATCTCATCAATCTCACTGGATTTGCAGACGGATCACAAAGATTTCAAAGTTTAAATAAAAAATTAGTTTTAGGTCAGATTATAATTGACAATCCTGGCGAAGGATACGAAAATAAAAGAAGATTAATTCCAACAGCTGGTATCAATACATATTCTGATTTCTTTGAATTTAAAAATCATGGATTCGAGGATGGTGAGTTAATACGATATTCAAATAATCAAGTTAAGATTGGTGGTTTAGACACTGATCAAGATTATTATGTTTTAAAGGTAAATAATGATCGATTCCGACTTGCAGCTGCTGGTATTGGTTCAACTCTATCAGATGCAAATTATATTTCAAAACAATTTGTTGGATTAACATCAATTGGATCAGGAGAACATGTATTTAACTATCCACCAATTACTGTTAATGTAAAAGGAACAGTTGGAATTAACACAGTTCATCCAGAAAATTATCATGCGGTAGTCAATCCGATTGTTAGAGGATCTTTAACTTCAATTAACGTTGAAAAATCTGGCTTGGGATATGGTAATGATACAACATTTAACTTTAGTATTCCGCCAACAGTTCGTGTATCTTCTGGATCATCTTCAGAATATAAAGCTATTGTAACTAATGGTAGAATACAATCTGTAATTGTAACTCGTTCTGGTTCAGAATATACATCTTCTCCTGATTTACAAATTCTTGGTGATGGTGTTGGTGCAAAAATTATATCATCAATTAGTAATGGTAGAGTTGATTCAGTTACTGTTGATAATGGTGGTGTCGGATATTCAACTGCGAGTGTATCTGTTCAAGAAATAATTCCTGGCACTGGTGCTGTATTTTTAACAAAAATTAGATCTTGGGCTGTTAATAATGTTAAGAGATATGAAGATATATTTTATGGAGATGATGGATTCTTATCCAGAGGTAATAATGATGAGGGAATCAAATTTACATCATTCTACGCACCAAGAGAACTTAGAAAAATATTAAAATCAAAAAATAGTGATGGCACTGTTGATTATACATCTAATGATTTAAACATTTTAAATAATGCGGAACAGGTATCATTAAACCATTCACCTATTATTGGATGGGCTTACGATGGTAATCCTATCTACGGCCCCTACGGATATGATCGTAAGGACGGTGGTGTTGTTAGAGTTATGAGATCTGGTTATTCTTTGAAAACAAACAGAGATGATGGCCCTCCAATTGATACTTTCCCACTTGGATTTTTTATTGATGACTTTGAATATCTTGGAAATGGCGATTTAGATGAGAATAATGGTAGATACTGCATCACTCCAGATTATCCAAAAGGAACTTTTGCTTATTTTACAACAATTAATCCAAGTGAAAATGAAACTAGTGGAACATTTAAAAACTTCCGTGCTCCAGTATTCCCATATTTAATTGGTAATAGTTTTGCTGCAAAGCCAGATGAGTTTAATTTTGTTGAAACCAATAATCAAGATTTAAATTTAAATACACTAGGACTTCGTAGAAATACAAACCCATATAAACTCGAAGGTTTAGGAGTTGATTATGAAGGAATACATGATAGTCGAAAATTAGTTGATCAAGAAATTGAAGTCAATTACGCTTCAGCTGGTCGAATTAATCAATTTGAATTATTAAGTGCTGGATCTGGATATCAAGTTAAAGATGATCTTCGTGTTCTAAGTTTAGATAAAGGAAATGGATTCTCAGGTGAAA